ATGAAGTTAACGGCACGCCAGATAAGCACAGCTAAGCCTCAGGACAAGCCCTACAAACTGGCGGATGGCGGTGGCCTGTACCTGCTAGTTAACCCGAATGGTTCCAGATACTGGCGTCTGAAGTACCGCCTCGCTGGAAAGGAAAAGCTCCTGTCTATTGGTGTTTTCCCTGATGTAACCCTCGCTGAGGCAAGAGATAAGCGAAATGAAGCCAAGCGATTACTCGCTAATGGTGAAGATCCGTCTGAGGTTAAGCAGGCGGAGAAGCAAGCCAGAATACTCGCGGTGAATAACAGTTTTGAGTCTCTTGCACTTGAATGGCATGAACATAAGAAACCGAATTGGTCTTCCGGTTATGCTGACGACATTCTCGAATATCTGCGAAAAGATATTTTCCCTTATATCGGTAGAAAGGCGATTACCGATATTAAACCCATGGACATGCTTTCTGTTCTAAAGAAGATGGAGGAACGCGGTGTCCTGGATAAGCTCAAGAAAACGAGACAGGCTTGCCGCCAGATATTCACTTATGCTGTCATCACTGGCAGGGCCGAGTACAATCCAGTCACTGATTTGGCAGGAGCTCTGAAATCCCCCAAACAGCAACATTTCCCTCATCTCTCACCATCTCAACTTGGCCCCTTCAGACAAGCTGTCGACGCATATAGCGGCAGTAAAATTACCCGCATCGCGACATTACTTCTCATGTACCTCAGTGTCCGAACCATCGAACTTCGTGCTGCTGAGTGGCATGAATTTGATCTGAGCAAAGATCTCTGGCTAATCCCAAAAGAGCGCATGAAGATGCGCCGGCCACACCTCGTTCCTATTCCGAGACAAGCCAAGGAGCTGTTGCTCGAACTCAAAGAGATTACTGGCAGAGGAAAGTATGTTTTCCCAGGGCGTAATGACGCAGGAAAGCCAATGAGCGAAGCCAGCATTAACCAGGTGATTAAACGTATCGGCTATGCCGGTCAAGCCACTGGTCATGGATTCAGGCACACCATGAGCACTGTTTTACATGAACAGGGATTCAATTCTGCCTGGATAGAGGCGCAGCTGGCGCATTCTGACAGAAACACAATACGTGGTACCTATAATCATGCTCAGTATATTGATGGGCGACGTGCGATGCTTCAATGGTATGCGGACTGTCTTGACGAACTTGCCGTAGTGATTCAAAAAAAGAATGCGTGAATATTTTGCTGTATGAATATACAGCTCGATCTAGACATATATACTTCAGTAGACGATAATCCCATGAAAGAAAATGGTTATGTTTAGGTTGGAACCGAAGACCCATACACCTCTGTGGGCTGGCATAGCCGCAAATTTAAGAGGCGCGAGGTGGCGTTATGGCGAAGAAAGTTTACCCAAAAGAAATTAAAAGTTGGTTTTCTCTAAAAAATTACGAGACTTTCCAGTTACTGACTATTGAACAAATTCTGCGTGAATTAGAGTTTAGGGTGATGTTTGCCATTGATTATACATCTGATGATGAAGAATCAAACGAAGGCTGGCTTCATACTAAAAGTCGCTTACTTGAAGAAATAATGAAGGGAGTTACTCTATCATCAGATCTTTCTGATCTTGTATTCCCAGAGTTATCAGATAATATCTCTTTCAGAGGTAAAAAAAACTCAGATCCCATCGAGTACAGAATTAATGGTATTCCTGTTATCTCCAATCAACACGCCTTAAGGCCTTACCAAGAAGAGTTAAGTGGTGACGAATCTATAACTCCTTTCAGCATGGGTGATTTAGCAAGCTACTACCGTTTTTATCTTCGTCATAAACACATAGTTCATGGTCATCGAATTTCAGAAATTAACGATGGTAGAATATTTTCATGTGTCAGTGCTGTAGAAGATGGAAGTTCAGAATTCGAAGATGAAGTAGTTATCAAGGTTAATCTTGCATCTTACACTGATGATGAGTTGATAGCCGAGTTTAAGGAACTTCTTAAAGAATGGCGATTCGAGTTGGGCATTGATGAACCGCAAGCCAGTAAATCTAGAGTAGGGATCTCAACTATTAAAAAAATTATAACATATAAAGTATTCCCTTTTCTGGATCTTATACTTTGGGAGGTAATCAATGGTAGAAAAATTAGTCATGATTTAGCTTCACGTTTGTTGTTCCCAGATGATGAGGACGAGGTTATTGGCGGACAGCAGGTTAAGGATACAATCCGTCCGTTTGTTGAAAAAATAATCAATGAGGACACTTTTCCTCTAGTAAAACATTACGTTAAGAAAAACAGCTACCTCAAAACTATGAGAATTTCAGATGTTATGAAACTCTCCGAAGACTGAACTAACAAATTTCGCTAAATGTTATGACGTCTGTTTTTACTGGATAAAGTATTTGTTTTTTTTTATGCCTTTGTGAAGATGTTAGGGTGAGATATTTGCTCCTGTAGACCCATATCAACTACAGGAGCAGTCAAAATGTCTCAAACACTTATCCGCCTCCCAGAAGTCCAACGTAGAACAGCGCTAGGGAAGGCTTGGATCTACCGTCTTATGAGCCAGGGTAAATTTCCGTCCTCCGTCAAAATTGGCTCCCGTGCCATTGCCTTCGTTGAAAGTGAAGTTGATGACTGGATTAACCAGCGCATCGAAGACTCACGTAAGGAGGTTGCCTGACTCCGCATACTTTTACGAATAACTTGCGTGAAATTGCGATAACCCTTTGGCAGGATCGTTATGTCGCGACAGCTACCAACTAATTAACGACAGGTGAATCATCATGACTGAATTTTATGCCCCTACCGGGGATGGACTCGCTCAACCTAAAATCGGCCTGCATGGCATTTCTACGCCAACCATGAGTAGTCTGGAAATGGTCGATTACATTAATGCCGAACGTCAGTTGAAAGCAGAAGAGGAGGGGATGTCATTCCCATGCAAGAAATACCGCAAGCTTCGCCACGACAGTTTTATGGCGAAAGTGGCAAAAGTCTTGGGTGAAACTCAATCTCCAAAATTTTTTGGAGATTACATTGATGGCAAAGGGCGAGCCCAATCCTGCTACAACTTCCCCAAACGCGAAGCCTGTCTGATGGCAATGAGCTATAGCTATGAGCTGCAGGCCAAGGTTTACGACTACATGGAAGAGTTAGATCGCCAGGCTCATGGCTACCTCAATTACTCCGTGCAAGAACTGCAGGCGATTGTGGCTGGAGCTCGTAAGGTATCTGATGAAGACTCAAGTGATGCTGGCCGCCGTTTGCGTAAACGTCAGGACGATCTGGTACTGCTCGAGAAAGCGGAATCGCTGGTTGAAAGCCTCAGTCAGTTGAAACTCGATTTTATCGGTAGCGAACGTGATAAGGAGATTCATTAATGTGTCAGGAGCAAAAACTTAATCCAGTTAATGAGCTTGAGAGAATCAGGGCGCTTGCAGTTGCTGCCGGTTATTTATCCACTACAGGGAAAGAGGCAACGCTGTTGTATGAACTTGTAGATTTAGTGGGGGAGATCGCCCGCAAGGCACTTGAGCATGAAGGCGTATTATAGGTTTCGTTACTATGGGTGGCTTACGCCACCCCATATTTCAATCCGTTCATCTTTCTTTCTACTAATATCTCAGCGTTTTTCCACCCGCCATAACTGTTAACCATTTCACCAATTAGCTACCTCCTTACTGAATCCGGCATTAATCACACTTCTGGCAATGATGGCAGCATCAGCCCCTTCAAGTTCGCCATCCTCACCAATTACGGCTTTCATCAACTCATTCTGAAGAACGCTATTGTAATCGCGGGGCCAGAAATCCGTGGGCATATCGTAGGCGTTACAATAGAAGAAAGTGTCTATAGTTATCTGCGCTGCTTCCCGGGCAGTCCGTTCAGGCTGGCGATAACCAGCCTCCCAGATAGCATCTGTCATTGCCGATGGATCACCGGCAGCTGATTTAATCAATTGAACCAGCTCAAACAGATTCGATTCAGTCACAACACACCTCCATTTCTCTTTCCACAGACTCACAGCAGCGGCGAAACACTTCAGCTGACACCTCATTTCTCAGAGCTCTGATAAGCAATGCATCCCGCGATTTTTGACGCTGAATATTTTTCTCTCGCTCCAGTTGACGCAGTACGGCCAGGCGGGCAGTAATACGTTTCCGTGTGTTCTGCCACTTAACAAGAGCTACATTTGCCCTGTGCCGCCAGCCGTATTCGTTATCGATAACGTTTTCAAGCTGTGAACTGATACTGGCAATGACATCTTCAGCCGTGACCAGCGCCTGTAGGTGGTCGTTTATTGTGACCAGTTGGTTAACATCAATGGATTCAGCTTTCATACGTTAACCTTTCTGTCTGCCAGTGTTTCAACGTTATCCCAACCCCCACAGGCATTAACCATTTCACCCAGCCTTGAGAAACAGGCATTCATCCAGCGCAGCCCGCGAGGTGTTAGTGATGGCACTGTTCCCCAGTCGATGAAGTCAGAGTTTTTTCGGTCCATATAGCCAATAAGATTGAGCATGTTGATGTAATGCGCCCTGCGACGTTCTAAATTCCAACCCTTGTCTTCAAGATATGAGTCGATGAATCCCTGAAGCGATGGTTGGTTTAGTGAAATATCACCATGTACATGACGATACACAGGTCGACGATATACGCTGATCAAATGGAACAGATAGGCATCAGACAGCCATGTAAGAGCTTGCTGGTGGGCCAGCTGAATTGAGCTGACAGGATCGCAGATGTCCCTTTTCATCTCACATACCCTCGGGTGTATAAATCGCTTTATCGTGACTGTATTCGCCGTTCCATGTCTTTTTCATCGGCAGTTCACCTTTCATATACAGCTGGTATAGGCGATGACAGCCTTTCTCCAGAAGCACAGGTGTAAACTTTGTGAAAGCATCCTTGCCGTGCGGGGTTATCTGCGTCTGGTCTTCTGTGAGATATTTGTCGCGTGCATATGAGGCGACACGCCAGCGAGGATCTTTCTCAGGATCACGTTGCTCGTTGAACACCCAGTCACGCTCGAATACCCACCACATCATTTTGTTGATATTGACGCCATTAAGAGCCTTACAGAATGCTGGGATCGTCATGCCTTTGGTGAAGTGCTTCTCCAGGCTTTCAACCGTCGCGTTGAGTGTTTTGTTTTCCAACGCCACCGCCTCTGCCCGTTCTTCAGCCTCGATAACCATCATCGCCAGCTGTTTACGGCTGAGAGCCACCTGTGTTGACGGTACCGCGATGGCATCACGCTGAGTAAAGTAAAATTCCACCAGGTCTTCGTGATATCCCCACGCTTGGTCGGTTTCCAGCATCTTTGCGTGGTTAGCCGCGCCACGTTCCGCCCACAAAATCAGAGAGCGGGCATTCTTTCCAACTAACCCGCTTAAAGAGGGTCTGTTCTTCAACCCCCGCAGCTCTTCACCCTCAACCTTGAAGTAGTGTTTACCTTCAACGAAGCGGGATTCGTTACGAGAAAAGTTATTACTGATCATCTTCTCGGTCGCACCATACCCGGCCGCCAGCTGCTCAGTTGTCACTACGCGTTGACCGAGATACTCGACGATCTGCAAGTCGCGAGCCGCTACTGGCGCTAATTCAGTTTTCATTGCCATTTTCGTTTCTCCTTAATGCAAAATTGGTTTTACTGGAGGCTTTTCACCGGCACGCAACCGGCGCGCGACATCTAAAAAAATCCCATCCAGGAATTCGTTGAACCATGACGCTTCACCTGCTTGAACGCGCTGGTCATTTGCCCAGTAGAACTGGAACACGGCCATATAGCGCTCTGTTGGCTTGTGCAGGAGAAGGTCTTCTTCCACATACTTGATTAGTACGTTCTCAATCAGCGTTCTTGTAAGGCCTAAGACATTTTCTTCACTTCTGAATACATACTCACCATCACGCAGCCCCCAGCGCTTTTCGCATTCAATCAGGTAGAGAAGGGCGACAGTTCCGCGCATGGACTCACAGATGATTTCAGCCCATTCGTGCTGCTCGGCAGCAGTAAGCTCGTGGTCTCCAATGCGATTTTCATCCATCATCCATGCAGGGAAATTCATACCTGTCCTTTCGTGGATATCTTTCAGCCTGGCGACAAGCCGTTTGATGTTGTCGTTATTTTCTGCCATCAGTTAATTCCTCCGCTTACATGTTTCTGCTTCACGTAATCAACAACCTCGTTCAGAAGTTCGTCGATAATTAATTTCCCTGAATCTGTCAGATATTCGGTGTGTTTATTAATTCCTATGGCATTTTGATAAGCAGTTTTGATAGTTGCGTCACCCTCATATCTGCTAAGCCCACCGCGTGTTAATCCTTCAAAGCGTAATAAAAGCTGATTCATGAAGTGCTCACTGACTTCTACGGTTTCAATTTTGTTTTCGGGCAGTTTTATAATCAGTAGGTTTCCACCAGTCTTACGCTGGAGACGCGCTAATGCCGCGTTAGCAATTCTGCGCCGGTAGGTATCGATAATGTTCATAGTTAGTACCCATAAGCTTTCTTAAGATAAAGACGAGCGATTACCTCGTAACCGCAGACCGCATAGAGGCATGCTGATCTGTATGCTGATTGGTCTTTGATGAAAGTCATACGAAGCGCCTCACAGTCAAAGAAGCAACTACCCGACCATGAATTTTTATTTCTTTCTGTTCATCGGTGTTAAGGGTGAAGGTTTCGTAATGATGGTTGTCCGAAATAATTATCAATGAACCACAAACCAATGGCTCTACTCTCTTAATAAAAAGGCAAGGACGACCAAATACATCCATCGTATAAACATAAATGCCAGGGGTAAGCGCACGGCCACCGCAATCAACGAAAGCCACTACCTCACATGGTTCGATGGTCGGCTGCATTGAGTCTCCCTCCATCCTGCAGCTCTGTACGCGGTTACTAAAGTCATTAATATTGTCAGAGCCAAACAGCATTTGAGGCGTTTTTATTGGTTGATTAATTGCGAGAGAATTTTGCATTTCATTTCCTCAGGGTGTGTTTGTTCCCACCCGGAAAGGTGTTGTTTATATTAAGGTGAGTTAATTAATATGTTGCTTGTTTGGCTTCGAACATCTTTTTAATGTCAGGATAAGCATCAATGATTTTTTTTGCGTCATCACAGGCTTCATCATATGACTTAAAGAAATCAACTAGGACGAAATAATTATCGATACGCTCGTAAATAGCGAACTCCACTCCATCAATGAAAGTGGTGTTAAATTGGTAATTAAAACCATCTTGGTGAGGCTGTGAGGCGTAAAGATATGACCAATGGCTCTTTGATGATCTAAGCTTGGCGCGAATATCAAATGCCTGGTTAGTTGGTTTTGGTTGGGCGTTTTTGCTCATCTCATTGGCTCCGTTGTTTGCCGATGAGATGATAATAGACAATGCTATTAATTGAATCAATAGATTTATCTATTAAATTTGCTATTGGAATGAAGTGATATCGTAATTATATGAATTTAATAATAAAAAGCCGCTTGCGCGGCGTTTTTTATGGATTTGGACTTACAATAGGACTGAGTACCAGAATACTCGTCCGAGAATTTCGAGATCTTGCAAAGATTTCTCCTCGGCAGGAAATTCTGCGCTGTTATAGCTTCTTATGCTGACTGTATCAGGCCCAGTACGGTAGAGAAGTTTGATTCTTTTCCACCCATTTTCATTTATGGCATAGATCTTACCATCAACGATTTTTTTATCTTCTAAGTTGACTGCAACGGTAGTTCCATCAGGCATTGCTGGTTCCATGCTGCCGCCTCTAATCGGAAAGCACACTACACTGCTACCACTTGGGTTGGCGCCTACTCTCTGAAGGGTTGATTTCGAGAACCTAACCTTATGGCCACTATCGCCATCTTTCATAAGGTGATCATCTGAACCTGCAAACTCAATATCCTTCAGAAGCACCACATCAACTTCGTCTTCACTGACTGACGCATTGTCACTTCCATTGTCCCCGAGATGGTTTTCATTTTTTTTACTCTCAGGTTTATTTGAATAATCATCAGCAGTCATTGGCTCTTCACCGCTTACAAGCCACTCTGGCCTAACGTTCAGGGCCTTCGCTATGTCAAGTATCTTGGATGAACCATTCGCCCTCCCGGTGGCTATTCGCCAGATAGTAGGCTGAGCCATTCCTGCTTGCTTAGCCAGCATACCTTGGCTCATACCTGCTTGAGACATTGCGTAATTCAGTCTTTCGCCCAACGTAAGTAATTCGTTTTTCTTCATCTCATAGTCTCCTCTATTGCATTTTATGTCCAAATGATAAGTATGTCTATTGCTCATATTAATAGCTGTTGCTATCATTGATTAATAGCAATTACGAGAGGGCATCTAAATGACTAAAACGGCAGTAGAGAAAGCTATCGATATAGCTGGCGGTGTTCACGCATTAGCCAGAGCGGTTGGTGTTAAACAGCCATCCGTTTCCTATTGGAAAAAAGTTGGTAGGGTCGGCACCGATTATGTTCTTGACGTAGCTGAAGTGACAGGGATTCCAGCACATGAGCTGAGGCCAGATAAACCAAGACTTTTTCCCGTTCCGCACATCAAGGATAGCAAGTGATGTATCGAGAACCTGCAACTGTTAACAGCAATTTGGGAGGGTAATGCAGTGAGTCAATTCTTACAGCTCGTTGATCGTCCTATTGCTTTTCAGCGGTCCTTTGTGCGCTTGGGGGTTGGTATAACCGGGGCTTTGCTCCTGTCCCAGATTGTTTATTGGCAAAACCGTATGGAAGGGCAATGGTTTTATAAAACCCAGGCTGATCTCGAGGAAGAGACAGGGCTTACCCGTTACGAGCAGGAAGGTGCTCGTAAAAAATTGGTTTCTTGTGGCGTTCTGGAAGAAGCGAAGCGCGGCATCCCTGCGAAATTATATTTCAGAGTAAATCAGGAGCGTTTGGAAGAGCTTCTCGTCGGCGAAAACCAGCATGCAGGTGTGTGGAAAAACAAGAACCAAGGATGCGGAAATTCCGCAAGCAGTGATGTGGAAAACCAGCATGCAGGTGTGAGGAAAAACAACGAGCAGTTACGTGGAAATTCCGCATCCATTCATACAGTAGATTACCAAGAGACTACACAGAAGATTAATACAGAGAATAAACCTCTTGGTGCATCGGCTGAAGCCGACACACCGAAAATGAAATCTTCAACTGACTATTCTCCTGCATTCGAAGAAGCCTGGCAGGCATACCCAAAACGTAGCGGTGGAAATAACAAGCTAAGCGCATTCAAAGCTTGGAACGCACGTATTAAGCAGGGCGTTCAACCAGAGACGATGTTGGCTGGTGTCAAACGCTATGCATCCTTCATGGCTTCTGAAGGAAAGATCGGTACCTCATTCGTTAAGCAGGCTGCGACGTTCTTCGGACCGGACAGGCATTTCGATGAAGCATGGTTGGTCGAGACTCCTGCCGTCAAAGTTCCTACTCGACAAGAGCAGTCTCGTTACGAGTGGTACGCAAAGTCTGATGACGGCTCCGCCGAGGTGTTTATCAATCAGTCAGCGATCGATCGAATGAACCGTGGTGGGTACCGCCCATGAAGTTACTCCTCAAGCGTGTGCTGGTGGCCGGATATAACCACGGCGTTCTGCGTGAGGGATTCGTTACGTGGTGCTTTATCAATTTTGATTTACGGAGTGTCTGATGACCCCTGCTGAACTATCAGAAAAACTATGGGATAACGCCGAGCGCGTCGCTAAGTTTCTCCTTCCGAAAGGACATCTGGAGGGGAAAGAGTGGTGTGCTGGCAATACGAACGGTGACTCAGGAAAAAGCCTCAAGGTCAATATCGGCGGTAAAAAGTCATGGGCTGACTTTGCCAGCGGTGACAGCGGTGACCTGCTTGATCTCTGGGTGCTGGTGCGTAATTGCCAGCTGCACGATGCAATGCGAGAGGCGAAAGAGTTTCTTGGCATGAAAGACGACGATCACCACTTCGAAGCGAAGAAAAAAACGTTCTCTCGCCCGACGAAGAAGGGCGTTAAATCGGCCAGCAAATGCTACGACTACCTTGCTTCGCGTGGTATTACCCGTGAAACAGCCGATCGTTTTAAAGTGACAGACGCGGTGGTCTGGTACCACGACGAAAACCGCGAAGTGCCTGCCGTGGCATTCCCGTACATTCGGAACGGCGAACTGCTGCAGGTAAAACGTATTGGTACCGAACGGCCAAACGGCAAAAAGCTGATCATGGCTGAAGCTGATTGTGAACCATGCCTATTTGGCTGGCAGGCACTGGATAAAAACACCCGTCTGGTAGTGCTGTGCGAGGGTGAGATTGACTGCATGACCTTTACGCAGCTTGGCTATGATGCCCTGTCTGTTCCATTTGGCGGTGGGAAGGGTGCCAAGCAGCAGTGGATTGAATATGAATACCACAACCTCGATCGCTTTCAGGAAATCTGGCTGTGCCTGGACAACGATGATGTGGGCCGTGAAGCTGCAAAAGAAATCGCCAGACGTCTTGGTGAACATCGTTGTCGCATGGTGGAACTTCCGCACAAAGATATCAACGATTGCCTGATGAACGGCATGGACAGCGACTCCATTCTGGAATACATGGAGCGCGCTAAATTCTTCGATCCTGATGAGCTTTCCTCAGCAGGGGATTTGCTTCAGGAAACTATTGAGGCATTCGAACATCGGGATACCGGCCTGTTTACAAGTCCCTGGACTTCGCTGAATAACAACTTCAAGTTCCGTGCCGGTGAGCTGACCCTCGTCAATGGCGTAAATGGGCATGGCAAAACAGAGCTCGTTGGACATATTGCGATTGATGCTATGAGTCAGGGCGTCAGGACCTGTATTGCTTCTCTGGAGCTTAAACCAGGCAAAATGCTTGCCCGACTCACGCGGCAAACCATCTGCACCTCCTCACCGAAGCGTGAAGAAATCATTATGACCAATGAATGGTTTTCTGACCGCCTTTGGGTATTCAAACTCACTGGAACGGCCAAAGCAGACCGGCTTCTTGAGATTTTTGCTTATGCCCGGCGTCGCTATGGCATTGAGCTGTTCGTCATAGATAACCTGGCAAAATGCGGACTGGACGAAGAAGACTATACGGGACAGAAGGACTTCATCGATACGCTGTGCGACTTCAAGAATGAGCACAACTGTCACGTCCTGCTGGTTACCCACGCCCGAAAAACAAACGACTCCGCTCCAACCGGAAAAATGGACGTAAAAGGCACCGGTGCGTTAACGGATATGCCCGACAACGTGATGGCCGTCTGGCGCAATATTCCCCGCGAGCTGGCGCAGAGAAAAGCGGATCGTATGGGTTATGAGAGGCTCGACAAAGACGAACAGACCGCAATCAATCTTCCCGCCTCAATGATTCGTTTGTTGAAGCAGCGAGAAGGGGAAGGGTGGATCGGTGACATCGGAGCTAATTTCGACTCTCGCTCTCACCAGTTCCTGGAAGGCGAGAAAAAACCATTTAACTACCTGGTCGGTAAGCCGCAAAGCGAGCTTGATCTCGAGTGGGAAGCCAGCAACGTGACGAGGGTATAACGATGCGCAAAGACAATAATGACCATAAGACACTTTTCACCATCCCGACGGAAACGCACAGCACCGCCCTCGCAAACATCAAGCCTCTGCCTGAGCAAAGGAGAATCACCGGGCATAAGCAGACTGATGCTTATCTTTGGGTACTGGAGGTTATCCGTCTGAACGAACCCGCACATTTGGACGCAGCCGAAGCCGCGCTGGAGAAAATTATAATCTCCCCAAAAGAGGCCGAGGAACGTTACGCGCGTTATCTGCTGGCGAATGGTGGCGATCCTTTCCAGATTGCTTTCGGTACCATCGGCATGGATAACCCGGCACAGGCAATCAAGAACGCCCGGGAGAACATCAAAAAAGCAGCATCAGTCAGGGCCACGTTCGGTAGCTATGAGGCAGCACTCGAAGATGTGGAAGCCGAGCGCGTAATCAAGTCTTCACTGAAATTTATCGACGATCTCCGTTGGGGCTGGACTTTGAGCGAGAGGAAAGCTGGCAGTATTAACGGCGGACGTATTAACGAAATTGACGATCAGCGCCGGGAATTTGTCGATGGTTATCGTGATGTTTTGCCAGAGCCACACACGCTTTCGGATGTAGTCCGTGAGCTGATTTATTGGGACTGGCTTTACTGGGCGCGCAACACTGCCGGGAACGAGCTCGAACACGAATACGGCTACTCCGATCGTCATGAATCCGTTCATGACCGTGAGCGTTACCTTGAAAAATTGCTGGCAACCATCAAACCCGTTACGCGAGCTGAAGCTATCGATGTATGTCGCTGGTTCCTTGAAAGTGAAAAGGGCCAATATATGGAGAACAACGGCGCAGCGGTGATTATTAACTTGGTAGGGGAGTGTGAAGAATGAAACTGGAAGCATCACTCAAACATTTCATCCCTCAAGGTATGCAGATCAGCGAAAAAGAACGAGTGAAGGAAAAACTAATGCGTGATATGTACGACGTTATGGATCGCTGGGGAGCCTGGGCCGCTGCTGATAGTAGCGGGGTAGACTGGCAACCAATCGCAGCTGGATTCAAAGGACTTCTGCCACATGGTAAGAAATCACGCCTTCAGTGCGATGATGATGAAGGGATCATGATTGACGGCTGCGTTGCGCGTTTGCGAAAGTATAAGCCAGAAGAGTATGAGCTTGTTATAGCTCACTTCGTGATTGGAATTTCACTGAGAACGATAGCCAAAAAGCGGAAATGTTCTGATGGGACCATAAGGAAGGAGTTGCAGACTGCAATAGGATTTATTGATGGTGTAAGAAGTATTTTATTTACAAACAACCATTAATAAATTAACAAGGCAGGCCACGAGCCTGCCATGAAAATACTAGATAGTTGAAATTACAATTAATGGTGTTCCTAATCGCTTATTAAATGAGCCATCATTGATATATTTAAGTTTAGAAGATGAAACTGTTTGCAACGCTTGGTTTTTTCTTGTTTGAGCTGTTATAGCCGTTTCTGGTACATTTAATCTTCTGGCTAAATCACTTAGATAAAAAGCCCTAACCTCCTTTGCTTGGTACCCTTGATCTTGGTGGATTCTATCGACAATAATTAACTTACATTGAGCATTACACATATTTTTAATTTCAAATGCTCTGGCAGTTCCCATTTCTCGATAGTTAGATGCATACTTGTTATCCAATAGCTCAACTGTAGTGTTAAGTCCTTTTGCAGCATGTGCTGGAGCTGCACCAAAGAAAGAAAACAAAACATGGTCGAAATTAACACTTTGAAATAGAGAGTCTAAACTTTTATCGAAGATATCTGCTTCTACGAGGTAGCATTGAATGTCTGAGTTGATGTTGATGGTGTTTATCTGAGATAGGTTGATTTTTTTAACTTTATAACCTGATTGGGTAAGGTTGCTAGCTGCGATGTTGAGTAAGTCTGTATTGATTTCGATACTAACGACTACAGCACCCAATGCTAAAACTTCCTGTGTACCATATCCCACACCACAACCAATCTCTAATACAGTTTTAGGATTGATGATATGAGAGGCTATCCATTTATAGTCAGAAAACCGCTTGTGGTCTGAACTAGAGTTCCCCCATTCATTGGCATATTGTTGGGGGGTCATTGCTGTCATAGTCTGAGATAAAGGGGTGCTCATAAATACTCCATTTTTTTTGATATTTTCTTACATAATAGCTAACGCGTACGCAAAAATTATCATATCCTGCTAAGAGTAGTCACTTCGACACATAGCTTAATCATCGAAACCCTGCTAGAAATAGTGGGGTTTTATCGTATCTGGAGGCCTACTATGAAAGATAAAAAATGCTGGTAAGAGTCTCGGCAGATACCAGCATTCTGAAAGAGAAGGCTGATGCTCTACTTGAAATGTTTCCCGAGCATATCCCTGACCAGCTTCTCTGCATGATCTCGAGCCTGCTTAGTGATATCGTTTTTGTGAATGGTCCTCCCGCAGTTAGTACAGGTGGTGCCTTCAATATCGTCTATGCTCTTGATTTCAACACCGCTGCGTACAGTCAAGTTATGGCCGCAGCCAGGACACTTAAAATTAACCTTACTCATGAATAGCTTCCTTTTCTGATATGGTTACTTTTGGCGATTTAACGATATCAGACAGGATGCAAGTCAACCATAAAAACCCCTGATATTGCGTGGTTAGTTTGACTTATGTATCATCTCGCTCCCGGCCCTTTAGCTCAGTTGGTTAGAGCGTGCGACTCATAATCGCCCGGTCGCTGGTTCAAGTCCAGCAAGGGCCACCAGACCGCCACTAGCTCATCAGGAAGAGCAACAACCACAGTGTTGTAGTACGAGGTTCGAGGCCCCGGTGGCGGTCCAATGCCGACTTAGCTCAGTAGGTAGAGCAACTGACTTGTAATCAGTAGGTCACCAGTTCGATTCCGGTAGTCGGCACCATTATTTTGAATGAGCGTTGGTTCTTATACTGGTTGCTGTGTACAACTGCACCTTCGGGATATCAGCACTCATCCAAAAGCACTCCGCTGCATCTGATTAACCTCGGGTGGTTTGTTGGGTGGAGTGCCTCAATTCTTGCAACAACTCTTAAAGCTGCCATTCCGGCGGCTTTTTCTATTTCAGGCCCATGGGAATCATCCTCGATACGCTTTGTTGATAAATCCAGCCCGAGGGCCTGAATCCTTATCCCCTCAATTCTGAGAGGACTCACAGCAATAACGAGGGGGCTTAATGTCCGATCCTGTAACTGGCACTGGCGTCGTGCTGGGTGGCGGCCTGCTGGGCGCAACTATGTACGGCATCCTGACGCAAACCGATTTTGGCGTCGTATTTGGAGCGTTTGCCGGGGCCGTGTTCTACGTGGCGACCACGGCGAACCTGACGCGCAGACGGCTGGCAGCCTACTTTCTGACGTCGTTCATTGTCGGTGTGCTGGGGGCTGGCCTGCTGGGCGCGAAGCTCAGCACCTGGCTCGGTTACACCGACAGACCTCTGGATGCACTGGGCGCCGTTCTGATTTCAGCGCTGATCATCAAGGTGCTGACGTTTCTCAACAGTCAGGATCTGAACAGCCTGTTCGGCATGCTCTCCCGCCTGCGGGGAGGAGGTTCAAATGGTAGTAAGTGATCCGGCTACACTGGCGAACGTCATTATTTGCGCTGTTATCGTCATTGTCCTGATGTTCTACCAGCGCCGCGGCGCCAGGCACCGTCCGGGCGTTTCCTTTCTGGCGTATCTGACTATTCTGGTTTACGCCTTCGTGCCTTTCCGCTTCCTGTTTGGCCTGTACCACGAATCGCACTGGCTGGTGGTGCTGGGCAACCTGTTTATATGCGCCGCGGTGCTTTGGGTACGGGGAAATATGGCGCGTCTGATTGATATTCTGAGACATTAAAAAAGGTGGCGCTGATGCAGACGATGAGTCCTCAACGAAAAGCATTTCTCGATATGCTGGCCTGGTCTGAAGGAACCGATAACGGCAGGCAGAAGACCAATAACCACGGATACGACGTTATTGTCGGCGGTTCCCTGTTTACCGATTACTCCGACCATCCCCGAAAGCTGGTTACGCTTAGCCCAACACTGAAATCAACGGCTGCCGGCCGCTACCAGCTGCTGTCCAAATGGTGGGATGCATACCGGGCGCAGCTTGGTCTGAAAGACTTCTCCCCGGCCAGCCAGGACGCAGTGGCGCTTCAGCAAATTAAGGAGCGTGGCGCGCTGCCGTTAATCGACAGTGGAGACATTCGACAGGCTATCGACCGCTGCAGCAATATATGGGCCTCACTCCCCGGTGCGGGCTACGGCCAGTTTGAGCACAAAGCGGATAATCTGATCGCGGTATTCAAAGCCGCTGGCGGTCAGGTGAGCGAGCCTAAACCATGAGTGAAGCCATCTTCGCAGCGCTGAAAAAGCTATGGCTGCCGATTCTGGTATTTGCAGTTATCGGCGTGCTGTTACTGGCAGTAAACCACTACCGCGACAACGCCATCAACTACAAAGCCCAGCGCGATAAAGCCACATCCGCCCTGACGCTAGCGAACGCCACCATAACCGACATGCAGACCCGGCAGCGCGACGTCGCTGCGCTGGATGCCAAATACACAAAGGAGTTAACTGATGCGAAAAAGCAGCTTGATGCTCTTCAGCAGTGTGTTCGCTCTGGCAAGTGTGGGCTGCACATCAACGCCACCTGCCCCAAGGGTAATACCTCCGGCGCCATCGGCGTGGATGATGCAACCGGCCCCCGACTTACTGACGCCGCTCAACGGGATTATTTCACCCTCAGAGAGCGAATCGTCACAGTGACGAAGCAGGTCGGCTATCTGCAGGACTACATCAAAGATCAGTGCCTGAAATAGCTATTTGAAATATTTATCTAGCGGGTCGTATCTGGTAATTGAGCGCCACATCTTCCAGCAAATCGGAAGTGAAATAAGAAAGCCGCACCATGCGCCAGCAGCAACAAGGCGAAGGGTTTTGTTAAGCGTGAAAAAATCTGACATCACTGCAAATACAAGTGCATATCTGTAGTTGTGTAGCCAGCACTCGATAGCGGAAAAAAGCAAGAGTTTAACGGCTACGATGAATGGAATAATTAGAGCCATAACAGCCATCAAACAAAGCATCACTAGGGCCATTAGTACATAACTGCGCATAACACCTCCCTTGAGCATATAGAGTACCAAAGTCATTAGCCTCGCAATAGCGGAGCTTTTTAACGCGATTAAGGTAAAGGCGATGGATGAAGAATATCGTAAAGACCTGCAACTGTGGTTTGGCCTGTCATATGCGTCATTCTGCGTGATGCCACGAGTTTTCATGGAGGCGATGCCGCCAGAATGGCAAGGAAAGATGGCTCAGTTGCTTTCTGAGTATGATGACACGATTAAAACGAATGTCTGTGGGATTCATAGCTGTTTTGTTACCGCCAAAGACAGCAACAATCGCTTTATGAAGATGCCAGAAGACATTCTGAATTATCGTCATCCCCGGCGTGAGTTTATCGAATCCTTCCTGAGGAAGTAGCCATTACAAAGCTCACCTGCTGGTGGGCTTGATAATGATCTGTTGGGCTAATTAACTATTGTGGTGATAAAATCCTCCCCTTTACAGGAGGGGATATGTTCATTTGGATGATTACTAACGAAGGCTTGGTAAAAATTATCGCTTCAGCACTTTTAACATTTGGCTCAATCGTGCTCGCCTTCAGGGTGAAGTCATTAATCGGGTTGATTGCTGATGTTCTTAATGCACACGAGAAAGCTCTTGGCGAAATAAAAGAAATTAGCGAAAACTCGAAATGGAATAATGCAGGGCGATTAAGCGTTGCTGTCGATGCGGGGCTTAAAAATGGTATGGCAGTGGCTATAGATAGGTTTAACGCCAGAAAAGGCGCTGCACTGCTTGTCGTTGGTTTTGGCTCACTGGCTTTAGGTGGAGGCCTTAACTTTGCGATTGGCATACTGATGAATTTTTTCAGTTGAGAGACCGCCTTCGGGCGGTTTTTTGTTGCCATCACCATGGGGAGCCTCATCATAATGGCAATAATTGCGGAGACTGTCATGGCAACACTTAAAGACCTTTCCAGTCAGTTGCGGCAGCTTCAGAAGCAAATCCCCTTCGCCACAGCACAGGCGATGACAAAGGTCGTTCGGCAGATAGAAACGGCTCAGAAAACGGCGTTCGAACGTCATCTGGACAATCCCACGCCTTTCACCGTGAAGTCGGTCGGCTCTGTGGCTGCCCGAAAAAACAGTCTGTGCGCGAAAGTGTTCGTCCGCGATACTGCCGCGGATTACCTCGATCCGTTTGAGTTTGGCGGCGAACATAAGCTCAACGGCAGCGCTCTGCTCAACCCCAAAGACATTAAGCTGAATAAATTCGGCAACCTGCCGCGTAACAAGCTTTCTCAGCTCAAGGCGAAGCCAAACACCTTCATCGGTGATGTCGGCGGTGTTAACGCTGTCTGGCAGCGCAGAAAGGCTAGGACCAGGAAAGGGAAGAAGCGGGCGAAACGCTCACCGAATGGAACGCGTCGGGAGAAGGTTAAACAACGTGCGCCAAAACTGCTTATTCGCTTTGGTGACGCGCTGCCAGTAAAGCCAACGCTGGGCTATATGGACCGGGCAAACACCATGGCCAACGCGCTGCTACCGTCTGCGCTGAATCAGGCTATAGCGGAGGCGCTCCGAACAGCAAAATGAGGACATCATGAGCAACACAGCAACAATTCTTATTAAGCGCCACAGTGGAATGACAAGCGCCGCACTGGCATTAGCGAGTGGATTTGAAGCAGCTGGTCTGCATGTGCAATTAATCGTACCTACGATGCGTGATGTGAATAATATCCGCCCAGGTCTCTTTGGTGGCCGTATTCTCCCCGCAGACAACGTGAGAAGCCTCACATTACCGCCGCCCGATATTTATGTTTTTGATGACGCCATACGCTGCGCCGAAGAGTTTGAGCGGTTCGGGGAAGGTGGATTGTTAAACATTGCCCGTGATCGTTTCCATTTCCGTCAGGATAGCATCACGCGTATTTTTCTTTTCCAGCATGCCTTGTGACCCCACCCCGGTGGGTTTGGGTCCTTCCTGAGGGGATCATATTGCACGGGCATTGCGCGCCGCGGTGTTTTCCTAGCTACAGGTTTCAGATTTGTGTCCCATGTCCCACCCGGGGCGATCGCGCCTGACACCGCACCAGTGCTGGTTATTCCTGTTTATTCCAGTGGGACATTCCGGTGGGACATCGCAAAAATGTCCCAGGTAAATGTCCCACCCCTGAAAATGTCCCAGGTGATGTCCCATGACCACGATGAACCAGAGTCAGTACGCACAACATTCGGGGGTCGATCGCAAGACCATCGGACGCTGGATTAAAGCGGGTCGCTTCATTGTGATGGATGGGGACCTGATTGATGTTGAGGCCAGCGATGCCGCACTGAAGAAAAACCGCGATGGCAAAGACCCGCGCGCTTCGAACGCGAAGAAAAAGAAAGCCCCTGTTGCCAGCGATGATGACGGGGATGACATCGGGAATACCGTACGCCGGATAATGCTCACCGAAGGCGCAGACCTTTCGCGGGAGGAGGCGGCGCGTATCCGCGAAAACTATATGGCCCTGCAGGCCAAACTGCAGTACGAAAAAGACAGTGGCCAGCTCGTTGAGCTGGTGGTCGCCGAGGAGGTTCTTTTCAACGCCTTTCGCCAGCAGCGCGATGCCTGGCTCAACTGGCCGTCCAGGGTGGCGCCGCTGATGGCTGCTGATCTGGATGTACCGGCGGACAGGATGACAGAGGTGCTGATTGAACATGTCCACAAACATATCTCAGTCCTCGGAGAGCCAGAATTTAACCCGGCTGAAGATTGAGCGTCTTGAGCTGAGCGTACGAAAAGGCTGGACGCCGCCGCCGAGGATCAGCGTTCCGCAGTGGGCTGATGATTATCGCAAACTGGCGAAGGAAGCCGGGAGTACGTCGGGCAACTGGGAGACGTCCACCGTGGAGATCGCCCGCGGACCGATGCTGGCGGCGACAGAATCAGGCGTTCACATCATTACGGTAATGTGCTGCACGCAGCTGATGAAAACCGCGCTGCTGGAAAACCTGTTTGGTTATTTCGCGCATCTCGATCCCTGCCCGATACTGCTGCTGCAGCCGAAAGAGGAAGCGGCCGAGCAGTTTTCGAAGGAACGCATCAGCCCGCTGGTGAGGGTGACGCCGGCACTGCGCAGAATCATCGGCGACTCAAAGCAGAAGAGCTCGAAAGAAACCATTCTCTATAAGGCGTTCACTGGCGGCTTTCTGGCGCTGGCGGGCGCCGGTAGTCCCGATAACCTCGCGCGCCGCCCGATTCGTGTCCTGCTGGCGGATGAGGTGGATAAATACCCGATCACCCGCGAAGGCGACCCCATCGCGCTGGCGGAAGAGCGCACGGCGACGTTTGGCCTCACCTGGCTGTCGGTTCGTGCCTGCTCGCCGACGGTGGAAGACGAAAGCCGGATTGCCGACAGCTATGCCGAATCTGACCAGCGCCGGGCCTCAGTGGTGTGTCCGCACTGTGGCCACCGGCAGTTCCCTGACTTTTTTAAACATGTTCAGTGGCCGAAGGACGGGGATAAACATCTGACCAAATCAGCGATGCTCCACTGTGAGTGCTGCGGCGCCGGCTGGTCCGAGGGTGAACGCCTCCGGGCGCTGCAGACCATCCGCTGGCACCAGACCCGACCGTTCGAGTGCTGCGGAGAGCGGCATTCCCCGCTGATGGATTATGACCTGGCCTGGCGGGCAGAGGATGAGGGCAGCGTTGAAAAGGTGTGGCGCTGGTCGGAATCCGAACGTCATGCAGTCTGGCGCGCTGTCTGTCCGGAGTGCGGGCAGGAGGCCGTCGATAACCACCATGCCGGGTATCAGGCATCCAAACTGTTCAGTCCGTGGCAGAAAGACAAGCCGTCCGATATTGCAGAGAAATACATCAAAGCGAAGGGGGACCCGGATAAAGAGCAGGCCTGGTGGAATACCCAGATGGGACTGCCGCACCGGCCAAACCACGGCAAGCAGCTGCCGGTGGACATCCTGCTGGCCCGCAGGGAGGTCTTTCCGGCGAAAGTGCCGGATGGGGTTGCCCTGCTGACGGCCGGGATTGATACCCAGGATGATCGCTTCGAAATCGAAGTGACAGGCTGGGGTAAAAACGAGGAGTCCTGGTCTGTCTCCCATGATGTCATCTACGGCGATCTGGAAACGGATGAACCCTGGCGGCGTCTGGATGCGTACCTGAAGCAGATATGGCGCCGGAACGATGGCAGGGGACTGACCATTATGGCGGCCTGCCATGACTCCGGCGGTCACCATACCCAGAAGGTCTACGAGTTTGCTAAAGAGCGGCTCAATCGCCGAATCTGGGCTGTCAAAGGTGAATCGGCGCAGGGCGGGAAGCGAAATCCGGTCTGGCCAACCAAACGTCCTTCATCGAAGAGCAAGGCGCAGTTCCGGCCGATCATTCTGGGGGTCAACTCCGCGAAGGATGTGATCCGCGGGCGGCTGCATATCGAGCCACCTGCGCCGGGTATGGCCGCGCCAGGGTATATGCATTTCCCTGACGATCGGGATATCGGCTATTTCAACCAGCTGCTGGCTGAGCGCCTTGTGTACAAAGTCATTGCCGGGCAGCGCTTCAGCGTCTGGGAAGCCATTCCCGGCAGGGCAAACGAAGCGCTCGACTGCAGGGTGTATAGCTACGCCGCGCTGTGTGGCCTGATGCACATGGGGCTCAAGCTGAACGTGCGCGCCGCGAACCTGGAAGCCAATCCGGATAAATTCCTGCCGGCGCCGGCCGTACCGGAAGAAACCATCAGCTACGAATTGCCGGGGGCCGTTATTGAAGAGCCTGCACTCGTCAAACGTAAGCGACTGTCAAAACTCCTGCCGCAATAAGGAAAAGTATGTTTAACCGGAACACCAGCCTGCTGGCTGGCATGAGCGACGAACAGCTCAGGGCTGCGCTCGCCAAAGCCCAGCAGGCCTACATTGATTTAGCGACCGGCAGCCACGGTGTTTCGTTTTCCTATTCTCAGGGAGACGGCACCCGCTCCGTGTCCTACCAGCAAAGCACCCTGGCAGACCTACTGGCGCTGATCCAGCTCCTGCAGGCGCAACTGGGAATCGTCGTGCGTCCACGGAAACCAGTGAGGTTTCGATTCTGATGAATAAAGTACAGATACTGGGGCCGGACGGTCAGCCGGTACGCCCGGCGCGGCCCTCGATGCTGGTGGGCGGCAGCCGCGTGCCCTATGACGCGGCGGATTCGTTCAGCGACCAACTGGCCAACTGGCAGCCTTCTCTCTGGTCGCCGGATAATGAAATCAACATCTACCGGGATCGGATTGTCTCCCGTGCACGCGATCTGGTCCGTAACGATGGCTGGGCCTGCGGTGCGGTGACGCGCCTGCTGGATAATGCCATGGGCGCAAGTTTCAGGCCCATTATGAAACCAGACTACCGTGTGCTCAGGATGATAACGGGGATAAAAGCGTTTGATGCAAGCTGGGCAGAAGAGTATGGCAAAGCGTTGTACGGACACTGGCGGACATGGAACAACGATCCCGGGCGCTACTGCGATGTGGAACGTAAGCTCACGGTATCCCAGATGTTACGTCTTGGATTCCGGCACAAACTTATCGACGGCGATGCGCTGGCGGTTCTGCAGTACCGGACGGACAGGCTGGGTCGCGGAAGGGGACGTTATGCCACTACCGTGCAGATTGTTGACCCTGACCGCCTCAGTAACCCGCAGCAGACTTTTGACATGCCGCACATCCGTGGCGGTGTGGAAATTGACGCCGACGGCGCGCCGGTGGCCTACCACATCCGGGAAGCCCATATCGGTGACTGGTGGAGCGGGGCCAAAACCATGACCTGGCAGCGTATCCCGCGTGAGACGGCCTGGGGACGCCCGCATGTGGTACATGACTTTGACCATGAGCGCGGTGCGCAGCATCGCGGAAACGGCATTCTGACGCCGGTGGTCCAGCGCCTGAAAATGCTGGTGAAGTACGACCAGAGTGAGCTAGAGGCCGCCATTCTCAATGCCATTTTTGCGGCCTATATCGAGTCACCCTATGACCCTGATATGGTGCAGGCGGCCATGGGAGAAAACTTCGACGATACCAGTCTGGGAGCCTATCAGGATGGGCGCGTTGAGTTCCACAACGACAGGCGGCTTACCCTACAGAACGGTGCCCGTATGCCCATTCTTTACCCCGGGGAAAAAATCACCACGGTCAATGCCTCGCGACCCTACAGCAATTTTGAAGTTTTTGAGTCTGCCGTATTGCGTAATTTCTCATCAGGTACCGGGCTTTCACCGCAGCAGGTCACACAGGACTGGTCTGACGTTAACTACAGCTCCGCGCGCTCCTCGCTGCTGGAAGCCTGGAAAACGCTGACCCGACGCCGCGATGATTTCGCGACGGGATTTGCTCAGCCCATGCTTACTGCCTTTGTTGAAGAGGTTCACGACAACGAGGATTTACCGCTACCCGTCGGCGCCCCGGATTTTGTTGATGCCAGAGCGGCGTATTCCCGTGCGCGCTGGATGGGACCGGGGCGTGGCTGGGTGGATCCTGTTGCAGAGAAGAAAGGTGCCATTCTTGGCCTGGATGCAGGGCTCTCCACTCTTGAAATTGAAGTGGGGGAAAACGTTGGCGAGGACTGGGAAGAGGTGCTCGATCAGCGCCAGCGTGAGATTGAGTCCTGTAAGAAACGCGGGCTGCCGCTACCCAGCTGGGCGCAGGCTGATGTATTTGCCCCCGAAACGATTAAAGACCCGGAGGAAAAGTGAACCTACCACATCTGGCCCAGCGCCTGTTTAACACGCCGCTGGCCATCCACCCTAACAAAGCGGAAGTCATCATGGCAGCCGTCATGGACCGGTTCGGTATCTCCAGAATTGAAACCTCACTGGCTATGGACGATGACGACGGGTACGGCTACGACGACAACCGCGGGCGGGAAACCCGGCGCGACCCCGGCTATGACAATGTGGCGGGTGTTGCGGTCATCTCCATCTGCGGAACCCTGGTTCAAAAGCTCGGCAGCCTGCGGCCGTACAGTGGCATGACGGGCTATGACGGTATCCGCCAGGCGTTTTTGTCCGCGCTGGCCGATCCGGATGTGAAGGGTATCTGTCTGGATATCGATTCACCGGGCGGAGAAGTGGCGGGATGTTTCGACCTGGTGGACGAAATCTACAACGCCCGCGGCGAAAAGCCTGTCCACGCCATTCTGACGGAAAGCGCGTATTCAGCTGCGTACGCCATCGCCAGCGCGGCTGACCGGATTTCGGTTCCCCGCACCGGCGGCGTGGGGTCGGTGGGTGTCATTACCATGCACCTTGACTGGACGCAACGCATTAAAGAGGACGGTCTGAAGGTCACCATTATCACTTTTGGTAGCCGCAAAGCCGAAGGTTCACCTCTGCGTGAACTGTCGGATGAAGCCTTCAATGCTATCCAGCAGGATATCAACACCATGGGGGAGCTGTTCGTGAATACCGTTGCCCGCAACCGCGGGATCAGCGCAAAGATTATCAAAAATACGCAGGCGGCCTGTTTTATGGCGGCTGATGGTGTGGAGCTTGGACTGGCGGATGAGGTATGCCCTCCTGATGCTGCGTTCAGACATTTACTTCAAGTAACAGGAGCCTGATATGGCGAAGAAACCCTTTAGTTTTACCCATCTTCTGGGCCGCGGCGCGACAGCGGCGTCCGAAGAAGAGGATGACAAGAAAGCAAAAAAAGCGAAAGGCCGCCGCGCGGAAGAGGACGACCGCGAGGACGATGCTGAAGACGAAGAGCGTGATGATGACGCGGAAGACGATGACCGCGATGAAAACGCCGAAGATGACGACCCGGATGCGGACGATGATGAAGACGATCCGGATGCTGAAGACGATGACGGTAATGACCGAAAAGAAGGTAAGTCAGCCCGTCAGGCGCGCATCGCCGAGCGTAAGCGCTGCGCCCGTATTTTTCGCAGTCCACATGCGGCCGCTAACCCGGCGCTGGCCGCGTCGCTCGCTTTTAATACCGGCATGAGCTCTGCTGCAGCCATCAACGTCATGGCTTCGCAGGCACCGGCGCCGCAACCGACGCGCGGTCGTTCTCTGGATGAACGTATGCAGGCCAGCCACCAGGCTCGCCTGAACCCGGACGGTGAAAAACAGACGGGTAAATCTGCGCTGGTGGGCAAGATGACCAGCCTCTACAACTCTGTAAAAGGGGAAAAATAATGGATCAGTATGGTCAGAACCCGTTTGCGCCGGGTATGAAAAGCTCGATGTTTGTACCGGATCAGCTTATTGCGGGTCCGTTGCAGCTCATCACTGATACGGTGACTGTTACTGGCGGAGACTATAAACGTGGCACCGTGCTTGGCATGATTTCGGCAAGCGGGAAATATACCGCCTGTGTTAAAACGGCTGCTGACGGTAGCGAAAAACCCTGTGCTATCCTGGTCGACGATGTTCAGGCGGCCACGCACGGCGATCAGTCCGGTGGTGTTTACCTGATGGGCGAGTTCAACCAGAACCGTATTACCCTCGACGCTTCCTGGACCCTCGCGGACATGAAAACCGCCCTGCGCCCGCTGTCCCTCTTCCTGAAGGACAGCATTCAGGCACCCGTTTCCTGATTTAACGCTTTCCCGGATATTTCCTTCTCCGTGCTTTAACCGGCAGAGGATCGCGTATTTCAAATTCCTGCCGGACGCCCGTCCGGCATCATCAAGAGACTGACTATGGATAATATTTTTGATACCAGCGTACTGGTTCAGGTTGTTCCCAACCTGCTGACCAGCCAGAACTGGCTTCTTGACCGTTTCTTCCCGAATGTGGTGACCTACGAGACGGAAGAGGTGGCTATCGATGTCGATGTCGGTAAGCGCCGCATGGCACCGTTTGTTTCCCCACTGGTGGAAGGCAAGCTGGTGGAGTCCCGCAAATACCAGACCAACACCTTTAAACCGGCTTATGTCAAAGACCTGCGTGCGCCGGATCTTCGCAAACCGATTCGCCGCCAGATTGGTGAACGTATCGGCGGCGAGTACACCGCCGCTGAACGTGAAATGCTGAACCTGCAGTTCGAGATGACTGACCAGATTGACATGATTAACCGTCGTCTGGAGTGGATGGGGGCCAGTGCGCTGGTAACCGGTACCGTGACGGTGAGCGGGGAAGGGTATGAAACCCAGGTGGTGAATTTTGGTCGTTCTCCAGACCTGACCATCACGCTGAGCGGATCAGATAAATGGCCTCTGACCGTACCTGCCGGGACCACCAATACGCAGCCTTCCGACGATATCGAAGAATGGCAAACCCTGATCCTGAAAAACTCCGGTGCAGTCCCGACCGATATCGTTTTTACGAATAAGTCGTGGAAAGCATTCCGTCTCGATACCACCATCAAGGACAACGCCATCAACTTCCCGGCGCTGAGTCCGTTCGGTAACCAGATCAATGCCGGGGCGCAGGTAAATAAAGGCGCTGTGTATAAGGGCCGCTGGGGTAACTTTGACCTCTGGCTATATAACGACTGGTTCATTGATCCGCTGGACGGTATCGAAAAACCGATGATCCCGGATGGCGCAGTGATTATGAGTGGGGCTGACCTGATGGGAACACGCGCATTCGGCGTGATTCTTGACCCTGAATTTAACTACGGCCCGCTGGCCTATGCACCAAAATCCTGGGTGGAAAAGAACCCGGCGCAACGGCTGATTTTGACGCAGTCATCTCCGCTGGTGATCCCGAGCCGGGTAAACGCGTCCCTTTGTGCAACGGTGGTGTGATATGGCGAGAGCAACAAACAGTCCGGCGCCTGCAGCCGATGATCTGAACGCCGAAGGCATCGTCCCGGTAATAGATACCTCCGCTGAGGATGATGATGTCATCGTGGATGATGGGCCGGAGTTCGTCGTGCTGAAGGGCAACATGGTCCGCCACAACGGTGAAGTTTACCGGGAAAACAGCGTTATTCCGGTCACCGGCCAGGATGCAGAGCGCCTGCTGCAGGCGGGCATTATTGCTGATGTCCACATACTGCGCCAGCGCGCGCAGGCGGCCCAGCCCTCCGTCACAGTCACTTCAGGGTAATGCCATGGGCGTGGACTGGGATTTACACCTCCTGAGTCCGCTGCATGGTGTCTTCGGCGATGAGCAGGAGTACCGCCCCCGGGACGGTGCTCCCTTTCCGATAAACGGCATTTTCGACCGCGGTTACGCCCAGGTAACCGAAAATCTGGACGGTGATTCAGCGATAAATACCACGAGCCCGGTACTGGGGGTGCGCGATGCGGAGTTTACCGACTCCGGCAGACCGCTCCCGGCGGTGTCCGATCGTGTCTTTATCAAAACCGCCGGCGGAAAGCCTGTGAATCAGTTGTTCGTGGTATCAAACGTCGAACCGGACAGCCATGGTGGCTCAAAACTCGTTCTTAACGTGGTGAAACAACGATGAATGCAGCAGCAGTACGACAGATGGTGGTCACGGCGCTGACCGGCGCCACGGACGCCGGCAGCAGCGTGTATTCCCCCCGCGACTGGTCAACATCGGCGGACATGTATCCGGCGCTGCTGGTTCAGACGCCGTTTGAGCAAAAAAAGTCGCAGGTGCGGAACACCCCGGCGTTTACCACCATCACCACCGTCAGAATTACTGGCCGGGTACAGGAGTACGACGGCGATACGACAGATGATGGCGCGATGAAAGCAGAGCTGGCGCTGGAAGCGCTGCGGGATCAGGTGGAGCGCGCGGTCATCAACAGCTATGAGCTGACCCGGAAGATCCAGAAATACGCCGAGGTGCGCTCAACCATCAATGTCGATGCCGACGGTGAAGCTCATATGGGCCAGCTGCTGCTTGAAATCGACATCGAACATTATCAGGGGCCGGAAGACTTCTATCCAGTTCAGTCGGTTCCCCTTGAAGGTGTGGATATCGCGATTGTCGTACCCGACGGTACGCCGCAGCCCGGTATCAGCCTCAACCTCCAGGAGTAAATCATGTTTGTAAAACCGAAAGACGGGCTCAGCGTTCGCTGTCCCGTCAAGGGCAGCCCTTTGCCGCCAGACGGCGCAGAGGTTCCTGCCAATATTTTCTGGCGCCGCCGGCTGCGTGACGGTGATGTGGTTCCGGCCACTCCTCAGACGATCGCGCCAGCGAAAGGTGTTTCACCGAAAAAAGAGGGAGAGACTGAATGACCGTACCCTTCGCACGAGTCCCCGATAACCTGCGGGTGGGGCTGTTCTTCGTCGAGTTTGATAACTCGATGGCGAATAACGCCACGGCCACGCAGCGCACCCTGCTTATCGGTGGGATGCTGACTTCCGGTTCGGCAACCGCCGGTATTCCTGAACGCGTCTCTTCTGCTGATACTGTCGGCGATCTTGCCGGAAAGGGCAGTATCCTGCAGGCCATGATGACGGCGTATCAGAACAATGATACCGCCGCCGAAGTCTGGATCCTGCCGCTGGAGGAAGACCCTGCTTCCATGGTTGCCGCAACCGGCACTATCAAAGTGACCAGCGCGCCCACAGCAACCGGGGTTATTTCGCTGTACATCGCCGGAGAACGTATTCAGCTGACTGTGGTGGCAACGGATACGGCGGCCGCGATTGCCACCTCTCTGGCGGCGGCGATTAACGCAAAAACCACGCTGCCGGTAACCGCCAGTGCGGCCACTGATACAGTAACCCTGACAGCGAAAAACCTTGGCGCCATTGGCAATGGTATTGATGTTCGCCTGAACTACCTCCGATCACCTGGTGGGGAGGTGACACCTGCAGGCCTGGAACTGACCATTACAGCCATGAGCGGTGGTGCCAGTGCGCCGGATATAACTGGCGCTCTGGCCAACCTGCAGGACCGGACGTTCGACTTTATCGTTAACCCCTATGACGACACCGCATCACTGGATGCGATGAAGGCGTTCCTGTCAGATGTCGGCGGCCGCTGGGCGTGGGATAAGCAGTTGTACGGTCATTCCTTTGGTACGACTACCGGAACCTATGCGCAGCTCGGAACGAAAGGTGAGGTGCGAAACAACCAGCATGAAACGCTGATGGGCGTGAATAAATCACCGTCACCCTCCTGGGTGTGGTCTGCCGGGTACACCGGCGCGGCGGCGGTCAGCCTGCGCAATGATCCGGGGCGCCCGGTGCAGTCACTGGCTATCCTGGGGGTTCTTGCGCCGGAGTTGCAGGACCGCTTTGAACTGACCGAGCGTAACAACCTGCTGTACAGCGGCATTTCGACGTTTACGGTGGATGATGACGGCACGGTGCGTATTGAGAACCTGATCACCACTTACCAGAAGAACCGCTACGGCGACGAAGATGACAGCTACCTCGAGGTGGAAACGCTCTTCAGTCTGATGTTTGTGACCCGTTACCTGCGCACGGCGGTGACCAGTAAGTTTGGCCGGATGAAGCTGGCGGCTGACGGTACCCGTTTTGCGCCTGGCGCCGCGATTGTCACCCCGAACATTATCAAAGCAGATCAGATCGCCGAATACGGAAAGCTGGTGTGGAACGGGTATGCCCAGGACAAGGCTGCCTTTGCCAAAAACATCATTGTTGAGCAGAACGCCAAAAACCCTAATCGCGTTGATGTGCTGTGGCCGGGAACTCTTATTAACCAGCTACGCGTCTTCGCGTTACTCAACCAGTTCCGTACGCGGGCTGAATCAACAGGAGCGTAAACGATGGCAGGTGATACTTCTAACCGCCTGGCGGGGACCGCGTACGTCACCGTTAACGGTGTGACGGTGATGGTTGAAGGTTCTTTCAAATATCAGCCCTCAAAGGTTAATCGAACGACTTTAGCGGGGATGGATGGTGTTCATGGGTATAAAGAGAAACCTGTAGCCCCATACATCTCTGCTCGCCTACGTGATAGCGGCGGGACTAATGTTCAGGGCTTTAACGAACAAACCAACGTCAACATCGTTGCTGAACTGGCAAATGGTAAAACGATTATTGGTGAAGGGCTCTGGACGGTAAACGTTCAGGAAGTGGAAAGCGAAGATGCAGTATTTGATGTTCGCTGGGAAGGCCGGGAAGTAACGGAGAACTAAGATGGCAGAAATTGAACGTGTAAAAATCATTCCGCTGACGGTACCGCTTGAAGATGTGACGCAGAAAACCCGCTATGAGCAGCTGGAGCTGAAAGCCCCGACGCTCAGCCAGGCAGAGCAGTTTTACGAAAAACAGGCCGCATCTACCTCACTGGCGGCGATGCGCCTGCTTATCGCGCTGGTGTCCGGCACGCGTGAATCCGTGCTGCAGCCGATGGACTTCATCGATTTTCGAAAATGCGAGGAGTACCTGCTCGGTTTTTTGACCTGGAAGCCCTGACCGTCTGGCAGGAAGCCGCCGCCGAAATCACTTTCTATTTTCGCTGGTCTGAGGACCGGGCGTGGGGAATGACCCGCGCCCGGCTGACCTGGTGGGTGACACAGGCCTCCCGGATTAACAAGTTCAGGAACCCTGAAGACGATGAGTAACTCTTTTGATTTTGAGCTGGTGGCCAGCGATCAGGTCAGTGACGCGATAACCCGGATTGACGAAGCTATCCGCGATCTTGAACCGAAGCTGAATAAAACCAAAGAAGGGCTCCAGTTAGGCGGCCAGGAGACGGTCGACGGGCTGAACGGTTTTATTTCACGCCTGGAGAATATGTCGAAGAGCGCGCGGGATAACGTGCAGTTCATCGGTGATATGGTTCCTCCGCTAAAAATGGTGGGGGAAATCTCCGGCAAGCTGGGCGCGCTCGGTGCTGTTGGGGCGGCAGGATACGGTCTTAAACAGGTTGCCTACGGCTTTCGGGAGGCCTCCCGGGAGGCGTACAACCTGGATACGGCGTCGAAAAACGCCGGTATGCGGGTCGATGACTTTACCCGGCTCGCGGGCGCCATGCGTATTCTGGGTGCTGACAGCGAAAGCGCCAATGCATCGATTGAAGGGATGGCAAAAACGCTGAAGGAAGCGGCCAGCGGGGCAAACGGTCAGGTCCTTGGCGCGTTGTCGCAAATTGGTGTGCAGATCCAGAAAAACAAGGATGGCTCTGTCGATACGCTCAAAACCATGGAAGAGATCGCGCGCGTGTTCCCGACGCTGCGACCAGAGCAGCAAAAATCTGTCGCTGATGCGATGGGTTTTACCCCTGAAATGCTGGCGCTGATGCGTGAAGGCGAGCGCATGAAAACCCTGCTGGCGAAATCCGATACGTTCGGGCTGACGGTCGATCCCGAACTTAATAAACAACTGTCCGATATCAACGGCACGATGAACGAACTGGGCACTTCATGGGACGGACTGAAGCAGCGATCGCAGAATAAGCTGTTCAAAGGCCTGCTTTCCGACGGGTCGGTGAAAGATGGCCTCGAGGGAGTGACTGACCTGTTTACCCACGGCGATTTCACCGGCCTGTCGCATGCGCTGGGGTTTATCAGCAGCGCGGACGCGGCCAAACTGCGCCGTATTCAGGGTGACAAGGAACTCTATAACAGCCTGCCCCGCAGCGAGCGCGGGATGGTGGATGCCGGGTTTATGACGGATGCCGTGAGCAAACGCTACGATGCGAATTACCGGGCGACGGATACGGCGAACCAGCTGCAGGACGATATGGCTGCCATTACCCGACCTGCTGTTGGCGGCAATAACTATTTGCCGTATAACCAGGGCGGGCAGTATGACGCTCTCCTCAATGAAGCTGGTAAGCAATACGGTGTGGACCCTCGCTTGCTGAAGGCCATTATGACCCAGGAGTCCGGAGGTAACCCGCAGGCAGTCAGCAAAGCCGGCGCCAAAGGGTTGATGCAGATTATGCCGTCAAATTTCCAGTCGACCGGCGTTACCGACTGGACCGACCCGCGACAGAACATCATGGCCGGTGCGCAAATTCTGTCTGAGAACCTGAAGAATTCGGGCGGTAATGTTCCGCTGGCGCTTCGATATTACAACGGTGGTTACGATACCCGTCGGTGGGGGCAGGAAAATCAGGCCTATCCCGGCGCGGTACTTGGACATTACCAGCAGATCATTAATGCAGAAAATCCGCCTGACAATGTTTTTCCTGACAATCCGGTGACGGAGCGAACGGCCGGAACCGGCATTATCCAGCCAGCATCGCAGGGGGGAGCATCGGGGCAGGTGCTGACCGAAAACCTCACACGCTCATTTAAAAGTGCCATGGAAGAGCAAAAGATGAAGCTTGAAATCACTATGTTGGACGGGAAAGGGGAACGGAAGGAATACAATACACAGAACGGAGGGAGAATAACGCTTCCAATGCCTTACTAAGGAGGTAGTATAGAGCACGTTAATCTTTCATATTGAATGGAGTCTGTATGTCAAAACCCTCTGTTTTTATAGCTGCTTTATTATATTTTTTTATGTCTTTCCAGTCCTGGGCTGATGATTTTAGCAGCAAAGCAGTTAAGACGTATCAGGCTGGTGACTGGATTATTGTTGAATTCGCCGCTGACAAACAGCTCGTTTATAAATTGGCGACAGAGGCCATAAATAAAAACCTGAAAGAAACATATCTTAGTTTTTATTTTACCCCATCTCAGAGTTGTAAACCTACAACCGCTGAAATGGTTATGCTCATGGGGGGATATAGTGATGTTCTTGATGGCGGTAAAGTCCCTATGGCATTTAAAATACCCGGTGGAAAAGAGGAGATGGAACTGGTCGACTCCAGCATGCAACAAAATGATTCATTTGCATTTTTTAAATTTCATCAGTTAACAGTGAAGAAACTAATGAGCTCTCCAGCAAATGGAAATGTTGCAATCTGGATACCTCCCAGTGGTGATGGAAGGGTAAAAGGCTCGTCGAACATGTATTTTTCTCTAAATGGTTTTAATCAGGCTTTAACTATGGCTAACAAGTTGTGTACTGATAACCTTTAGCGATAAATAACTAAACGTCACTTTCGTTATAGGCCCGCGTATATACGCGGGCTTTTTTATTTCCGGAGGCGTGATGCCAGTTATCCAGGATGTAATGACGTCCCTGATGGGTGGTGGCGCCAGCGATGACTGGCAGAGCCAGCTGCGCGCCAGCTCGTTTCGGGGCGTGCCGTTCGCCGTTGTGGCAGAAGAGGGCAGCCATGGCCGTCGCCAGGCCGTGCATGAGTACCCCTGGCGTGATACCGCGTGGATTGAAGATATCGGCCGCGCGACCCGGCGGTTTATCATTCGCGGGTTCCTTATCCAGAACAGCCAGGTCTACGGTGGCGGCGATGCCATTACCCAGCGTCAGTCGCTGATCGCCGCCTGTGAAGCAAAGGGAAGCGGTACCCTTATCCACCCGACGCTCGGCGAATTAACCGTTTCTATTCCCGAGAACGGTCTACGTATTTCCGGATCGACAGAAAATGGCCGAGTGTTTGAATTCACCCTGATGGCAATTGAGTCAGGGCTCAAAGTGTTCGCCGTCACGGACAGCACCACGGCTGGCGATACGGTAAACACCAATTACCTGAAACTGGTGAGCGCGACGGTCGCCAGTGCGCTCGCCAGGATAAAGGGTGAAATCCGCGGTGTTACGCAGGCGATCAACACCATTAAAGGTGCCGTCACGTTCTGGACGAGTATGGTGGACAGCACCATCAGTGAAGTTACGAACCTCAGTAACGTCCTGAATTCCACGTTTGGAAATACGCAATATGGCCGTTACAGCAAGGGGTCAGTCGGTGGTAGCTCTTCCGCTGTTTCAGGCAATACGTCGACTGCCGACGTGGAGGACACTCAGGCGCTTGCCGACCAGGTGACCGCGCAGTCGGTGATGGACCGGAAAAACATCACCGATACCGTGGATCATCTGAATAACTCAACCAACCCGGATGACTTTGTGCAGGGTGTGGCGGACGTCGTGAATGCCATTCTTGACAGTGCCGGCAGCGTGAATGACCGGATCTCAGCACTGGAAAAACTGGCTAATGCCATCAGCACGGAATACCAGCAATCCGACAGCAGCAAAGCGATATCCGCGACCATGAACACGCTGATCGTTGTGTTGTGCACGGGGGCCATGACCCGCGCGGCCGCCGATGCCAGACCGACCAGCCGCGATGAGGCTGAAGCGATAACGCAGCGGGTTTCCGTTCAGTTGGATACGGCGCTGGTGCTGGCCGGTGACCGGGCGGAGGACGGTATGTATGGCAGTCTGCTCGCCATCAGGTCTTCCTTTTTAGCCACGATGAGTGACCGCGCATCCGGGCTGAGCGAACTGATTCAGGTCACGATGGCTCAGCCCCTTCCGGCGCTGACGCTGGCTAACCGGCTGTATCAGGACGCCTCCCGCGCAGACGAACTGGTACAGGAAGCGCGCGTTCCGCATCCGGCGTTTATGCCGGTAACCATGAAGGTACTGAGACAATGAGTGCAGACAGCGATCAGGACGCCGTCTCGCTGACGGTCGGCGGTAAAATTATTGAGGGCTGGGATTCTGTCAGGGTGACCCGCGGTATTGAACGTTTCCCCTCCGATTTCGATCTCGGCCTGATGGATTATTTTCCCGGCAGTGATAACCGTCAGCTTGTGGAAGAGGGAATGCCCTGTTCCGTCCGTATCGGGAATGACCTGACACTGACGGGCTATGTAGATGACTGGGAGCCGTCAATATCGCGCTCCCGCCACGAGGTACGCGCGACGGGGAGAAGCAAATGCCAGGATCTGGTGGATTGTTCCGCCGAGTGGCCCAACAACGTCATCAATGGCGGTAATGCGCTGGAAATCGCCACGCGGCTGGCGTCGTATTACGGCATCAGCGTCTCGACGGATGTAAGCGATCTGATTAAGGTTCCCCAGTTCACCCTTAACTGGGGGGAGTCACCGCAGGAGATTATAGAGCGGGTGGCCCGGTGGTCAGCCCTGCTTTATTACGACCAGCCTGACGGCAACCTGCTGTTGACCCGCGTCGGTACGCGCCGTGCCGCCAGCGGTATTGCCGAGGGTGTGAACGTCGAGCAGGCCTATTACCGTAAATCGATGGCTGACAGGTTCTCTGACTATGTCGGTGTTTCTATGGGTATTTCCCCGATAGCAGGCTATTCGCCGGATTCGGCCTATGACGCCGTGACGCTGGCGACGGCGAGGGATCCGGAAGCCGCCCGTATGCGCTACCGAAAGCATATTTCCATTATTGAAAGCACGCTGATGGCATCGCAACAGGCGCAGCGCGCTATCGACTGGGAAATGAACCGCCGGTATGGCCGCTCGAAGGCGCTGACTGTGACGACAGACTCCTGGCGGGATGAGGCGGGGAAGCTGTGGGAGCCCAATACCCTTATTCCGGTGAATATGCCGACGTTCCGCCTCCCTGATACCGAGCTGCTGCTGGCAGATGTCACCTACATGCGTGATGACAACGGTACGCATGCACGCATGACACTGATGCCGCCGGCAGCGTTTGAAGTTCAGCCATATGCCTTCTACCAGCAGATACCGGGGTTAAATACATGAACCAGTTAGTCAGGCGCGCCGCCACCCGCATCGCCAGCATGCTGGGTATTGGCCGGATAACTGCGCTGAAAGACAGTGGTGTTGTGCAGACTGTTCAGTACCAGACGCCGCTTGAGGTCGCCAGCGCGCCGCGGCTCGCCGAGTTTGGCTTTTCTTCCGGGCTGCCGAAAGGCACCGACGTGGTCCTGGCCTTTATTGGCGGTGATCGTTCAAGTCCGGTGGTCATTGCCACGAATCATCAGGGGTACCGGCGCACCGGGCTGAAAGACGGCGAAACCGTTATCTACAGCCAGTGGGGGCAGGAGGTGCTGTTGACCAAAGAGGGGGTATTTGTCGATGCAAAAGGTAAGGATGTGGAAGTCAACAACGCCACAAACGTGACCATTAACGCCAGCAAGGGGATTCTGGCGAATACCCCGCTTCTGAGATGTACCGGCGACATCGTGGACAATTGCGACACCAACAGCAGAACGCTGAAAGACCTGCGGGATGCACACAACGACCACGATCACCTGGTTAAAAATGCCCAGAGAGGCAATGACGATATCCGCAGTGAACAACCCGAGGAGCAGGTGACATGAGCGACATTGCCTCTTTCTGGAACGTGGACGAGATGGTTGCCGACTGGCAGGAAGGCCCGGGCGCACTCACCACCGGGTACGATTTACAGACCGCAATACTGGACAGCCTGTTTACTGACCGGCTGGCGCGCGCGGATGACGATTATGATGGCAGCGATCGCCGTGGCTGGTGGGGGGATTCTGGTGATGAATCGCAGCTCGGGTCAAGGTTGTGGTTACTCCGAAGGCAGAAACTGACGACCGGCGTGGCGAAAATAGCGGAGGAATATGCGCGCGAGGCTCTTGCCTGGCTTAAGGATGATGGCGTGGTCAGCGATGTTATCCCCGTTGCGCAGATCGTCATGCCGAACCGCCTGAACCTCATCATACGGTATCTGGCACCGGGCAAAGACTGGCAGGAATTCAGGTTTTACTGGATATGGGAGCAACATTAATATGCCGTTTAAACGACCGACGCTCAGCGAGCTGCGTGACGGAAACCGGAAGTTTATGCAGGCGGAGCTGGAGGGAGTCGGCGCGCTGTTGCGTTTCGCTAACCTGAAAGTGCTCGCCGATATGGATGCCGGGATGGGGCATCTGCACTACGCCTACCTGGACTATATTGCCCTGCAGACGAACCCGTTCACGTCTACCGATGAGTTCCAGGCAGGATGGATGGCCATGAAGCAGGTTTTTCGCAAACCGGCCACGGCCGCGAAATCGCCATCGGCACAGGCCGCAGGCGCCGCTGACAGCATCATTCCGCCGGGTACGATCCTGAACCGTGGCGACGGGTATCAGTATCGCACGGATGCTGAGCTGAAAATTCAGGCGAATGGTTATGGTACTGTTGCCGTGACCGCCATACTGCCGGATATCACCAGCGATGTGACCGGGGGCGGCGCCCGCGGTAATGCGGATGCCGGGACCCTTCTGACACTGGATGTCAATATTGCCGGGGTGGATGCGCAGGTGACGCTGCTGTCTGCCGCTACCGGCGGGGCGGACATTGAAAGCAAAGACGAGTTTCGCAGCCGTGGTCTGCTGGCGTGGCAGAATCCGCCACAGGGCGGCAGCGATACCGATTATAAAAAATGGGCGCTCGAGGTACCTGGCGTGACCCGGGCGTGGGTAAAACGCCGCCTGAACGGGGCCGGGACTGTCGGGGTGTACATCATGTGTGACCGGAACGCCAGCGGCGGGTTTCCGGTCGGTACCGACGGAATATCGCAGCTGGAAGACTGGGGGGCGGTCAGGGCCACCGGGGACCAGCTGGCTGTCGCCGATCACATCTACCCGCTGCAGACTGACACAGCCATTGTGTTTGTGTGTTCCCCAATCCCGAAAACCATCGACGTCGAAATTGCGGGGATCAAAAATGCCGACAGCACCACGGTACAGGGCATCAGGGATGCGCTGACAACGCTGTTTTTTGATGAGGCCAATCCTGACGGCTCCGGGAAAGTGTATCTCTCGGATATCAACGGGAGCATCGGTGATGTTAACGGCACCATGGGCTATATCCTGAACTCTCCGACGGCCAATATTACGTTTGCGGTTGGTGAAATTCCGGTGCTGGGTGAGGTGCATTTTGTATGAGCCTCTTTTCGAAAGATGATTACGCCGGCGCGCTGGGTGCGCTGCTGCCCACCGGCAGGGTGTGGCCACTGGCGTCAAAAACAGTACAGGCGGCGGTTCTGCGCGCCCTGGGAAGTGCATTCCAGCGTTCGGATGCCGATGCGATAAATCTCATTGCCGGGGCATTTCCGCCCACAGCGACCAGTATGCTTCCGGAATGGGAGGCGACGCTTGGTCTGCCGGATGACTGCGCTATCGGTGAAATCGATGGGGTCAGCGATCGCCAGCGCATGGTGGTGGCAAAGCTCATCAGTACCGGCGGCCTGAACCGCGATTACTACATCCGCGTGGCGGCGGCGCTGGGGTATACCATCACCATCACACAGTTTCGCCCCTCGATGTGCGGTATGTCGGTGTGCGGCGATGCCCTGAACGGCGATGAATGGCCTTTTACCTGGCAGATTAACGCCCCGCAAACCACCATTAAATACGCACTGTCAGGTGCATCTTACTGCGGTGATTCCCTGTCCTCCTGGGGGAATAAACAACTCGAGTGCGCGATCACTAAAATAGCGCCCTCGCATCTGCGTCTTATTTTCAGTTACGCATAACTGACACAACATCATGACTTTCATTTTAATCGCTTAATCAAGTGAGGATGACCCATGCTCAGAATCGGGCAAGTTGAGCCTACAGCCACATCCGATGGCAAATATACCGATGGCAACGTTGCCGGCGGAACCCCGGCGACGCGACTGCGCGCGCCAGCTTTTAACGCGATGCAGGAAGAGCTGGCTAACATCGTGGAGTCAGCAACGATGACTCTGGATCCTAATGATATGACCCAGGTGCTGACCGCGTTAAAGAAATTACTCCTCAGCCGCGCAAATCCGTTTGGGGATATTAAATCTGATGGACCGGCCGCCATCGCGACCGCTCTCGCAAATCTTGGTCTGGGAGAAATGCCGATTATAGCCAAATACGGCAGCGCACTGATCGGTGAGCTTGTGCATTGGCCCATGCAGCAAATGCCGCAGGAAATCTGGACGGATATGAAAATGGAATTTATCCCCTACATGGGGCAGTCGTTTGACGGTTCTAGATATCCGCTTCTCGCGCAGTTGCATCCGTCGCTCCAGCTTCCGGCTGATATGCGCGGTGAATTTGTCCGCGGCTGGGATAACGGAAAAGGTACCGATCCATCGCGAGCGCTAATGTCAGCGCAGACTGACGCATTCAGGGCTCATACGCATACTGCTGTCGGGATGATATACAGCTATGGCTGGGCGGCGAACGGCCCCGGCAAAGACTACGGAAACGGAACTGTAACCACATCATCCACTGGCGGTACTGAAACCCGCCCGGTTAACGTCGCATGGAATTTTATTGTGAGGGCTAAATAATGCCGGATATCTTTGATAAAAACGGAAACGCCATTGAGATAACGGTGGTGACGGTATATGGCTATAACGGCCAGAACGGCGAGTTTACTGGCGCTTATGATGTGCGCGTGATGGCGGGAACCGGTATCCCTGGACTGTCCACACTATTGCCAGTACCGGAGGTGCAGGAGCGGGAAGTTGCCGTTTATGCTGATAACAAGTGGACTGTAGAACCTGATTTCAGGGCGGAGACTGTCTATTCAACGTCGACAGGTGAACCGGCCGCAGTTGATTATATTGGCCCACTTCACGCTGGTTATACCGATGTAGCGCCAGCGACGCCGTTTGATAAGTGGAACGGCGCTGAATGGGTGGCAGACACTGACGCGCAACATGCGGCTGATGTGGCAGCAGCGGAGCAGCAAAAAGCAGCATTACGTCAGTCTGCTGACGCTGAGATCGACTGGCGGCAGGATGCGGTTGGTGCGGGGATAGCGACGGAGGAGGAAACCGCCGCGCTGACTGACTGGAAAAAATATCGTGTGCAGCTGATGCGCGTTGACACCTCAAAAGCGCCAGATATTGTCTGGCCCCCAGTTCCTGAGTGACAGTGATGCCTCAGCACCGGCGTATGCAGGAGCGGGCTGCGGCTGGTTATGGACTTACCCCACCCCGGAAGACGATCCTGATATGATCCGTTAATTGAGCCATTCAGCTACGCCACCATGTCTTGAGCATGTTCCTCGATGATGCTGGCTGAAGCTATAAGATCCATCACGGCACTTTGCAGTAGCCCCTTCAGGTGTTTTGCCATTTTTTGTGTGGGCTGGGCGATGAATTACATTGCCGTCTGAATTCGTATACTCCCCTTGCTCAATCAGGTTCTCACTCTGCGCATCGCTTTTTGTTACCTGCTTTGCAAAAACAGGTTGCATAAACAACAAAGAGCAGACCAAAGCCATAGTAAAGAAACGCATTGCCATTCACCTTATCTTATTGTGGGAATAGAATGCTATCGCTTCGCTTAGCCAAATCAATACTGTTCAAATATCAGGTATTTACCATGTGCGGAAAAATCATGCATGTTGACACATGTCGGTGTAGTGATAGCTACTAGCAGTCGCTGGTGTATAGCAAAGAAAACCCGGCGCTGAGGCCGGGCTACAGCTGAAAGTATTTATTTTTTAGCGGGACAGAGGTGAATTTTTTTGCTTTAACTTTTTTTTGTTCATCAGAAGTTTTGATTAATTCATCTGTTTTATATGGGGCTGCCAATGCTGCGTCACGCCTGCGAGGCAGCTTGCTTACTTCCTCGCATTTTTTCATGATTAGTTGTCCTTCAGTAACCTATACAATTTTGCAGGGGTGCAGCCTGAATCTATTGTTAAGTCTGTTACTCGTCTTTGTCGATGATCTGGATATAAGCGTTTTCCAGTGGTTGACGCGCTTTCTGAGTCAAATACCACGGATAGTATAACGCCCTCAAGCTCTTTTTGCCATTCACATGTCCCGTTGTCTGGGGCGGCTATCTGTAAGCGCCAATCAAGTGCGCCATCGTTTATAGCTGAAAGATCGTTTAGTATATCTAGCACAGACTGATATCTCTCATTTGGGTCAATGTGAATACACTTTTTTACTATTGCTATCAGTTTCTTATGTATATGCGCAGGAAACTCGCGCAAAGGATATGAACCATCGATTATCGCGCTTTTGAGCTGCTCTACCGTTCTAAACACTGATCTTTCAGCTTCGAACTTATCATGTCCGACACACATTCTATATAACGTTAATCCAGCCTGATATATATCAAAGGTGAAATTATAATCGTTAGATGACAATTCAAAGTATTCAGGTGGCATATGGAAGTGATAGCCAAATTCAGGAGTAGCCCTCGATTCTTCATTGATTAATTGTGATAATCCAAAGTCCGATAGCATGGCCTCATTTCTATTAGAGAGCATAACGTTATTTGGTTTTATATCAAAATGCATAAGACCTTTTGAATGTATATGATAAAGACCGCTTAAAAATTGAATGGAGTAACGTATGATTTCCCTACATGTAAGATTCTTTTTCTGCATTAATAGGTTCAAAGAACCATTGTGGTAAAATGGCATAGCTATATAGATATTGTTATCACATTGAGCTGCATACTGAACCTGAACAATGTTTGGATGGGCGTTTTTATATAACATTCTCGCCTCGTTAAAGTAGTCATCATGGTTAGTATTTTCTTTTTTTTCTATCTCTTTAATGACCAGATCGTAATCTAAGTGTTCATCGTGGGCAAGGTATACCCTTGAAAAACAACCTTGTTCTTCCAGATCTCGAATCCACTCGAATGAAACATCAGCTTTTTTGTATGGGTTTAACATCCTTTTGCCTCCGCAGCTAATGCAGCCAAAACCGCTTCATTTGTTTCAGGCGTAAACTCAGAGTTATCAATTCCATTTATCCCGCGTTGAGATTTTAAAACTTCTTTGTATTCACTTTCTGATAACCCCAGTGATGACTTCATGCCAGATTTTCTAATTGTGAAATATTTATTGAGATCACTACTAGAAAAGGCTTCTTGAATTACGGCCTCTATATAAAGCCTGTCTATATTAAGGTTGTCTGCATTAGCTTCGGTAACGCGAATGGCTGCCAGTTCAACATTATACAAGTTAAGAATATCGAGAATATTATTTCTCACATACTTCAACTTTTCTGGAGTATCCAAAATTGCAGGTATTTTAATTACGTCGACGCATTTTAGCTCCGCATCATCCGTGCAATAGACAACAAATGATGTGACTTTTGGCGCAGCTCTTACCCCTAAAATTCTCATTTCTTATCCCTGTGCCTTTGTATTGACTAGTAGTATCATAAATACCGCACTACCCAAACGTCTCATCAGCCCACTGGCTGGCTATAGCTGAAGATACTATCGCGAAAGATGTGTTCTGATAACCTGGAGTTTTATTCACTAGTTGGTAGCTTCTGGTGGTTAACTCCACACCCGCTTTCCATGTCTGACTGCTGCAGTGATAGCCTGTGCTGCACTATCAAATTCAGGTAGGGGCAGCACTGTCCCCCGGGTGCTGATGAAAGCTAGCAAGAAACATCACCCTCTTAGGGGAGGGGCGAGATTTTTGTCTTATACTTCCTACGATTAAAGCGCCCACCTGGTTGGTGGGCTTTGCTTAACTAAATAGCTGTTCCGAATAGTAGATCACTTGGTAACTAATGGGGATTATTTTGCTACTCATCACTACCACTCCGGAGCCTTGATATAAAAGGCTTCCGAGGCAGGAAGCTGACTATCCTTGTACCACAAGGCTTCTGTAGGGTGTAGCGGTATTAGGAACAGCTATTTAGTTTATTCTCGGTGATTCCCCTGGAAGTAGTTGTGCCTCTGCAGCCCTCTTAATGCACATCAGAAATACTCCCCCATCAGTAAAACGATCGTACAGCTTGCTTGCAAGTGGAGATTCGACAGCCTTGAGGGATGGGTATATCTGGTGTCTCCATGCACCGTATATCACTTCAAAATGATTGGCTAAGGCATTTACGTTGTACAAATGCTTTTCTCGATCTGATGGTGGTTTCCGCGTTCCTGTATATGACAGCCCCTCTTCAGTTGCTTGCGATTCCAAAGTTTTAGCCTCTAAAGCCGTTTCCAAGTAGTCAATAATGGTATTAAGGTCCTGTTCTGAGGTGATATTCAGTATTTTAATTACCTTTCTGATATTTGTTCTCCGCTTATTATCCATTCCTTCACTCCTCTTGCTTGGTATATTTTTAATCGCAAAAGGTCAGGCATATTCATACTGCTTTTGTTCGAAAAATATTCAGCATCTGTGATCAATACTTCATTCTGAGATGTATTCTTCGTGTGCAATCCGGAGGTATGAACCTTTGATGATTAGCGAAAATTTAAGAAAATATCGGTACGTTGTATTGCATGGTTGTACCAAAACTGCCATTTGGAACAACTTTTTTACCCCCGAGTTGTTCCTCTTTTTGAAGATCTATTTCTTTAAATTCATCTTGTTATGA